TATTGGGGCTGCTTCGGGGGCGGGCAGCTCCGAGAGCTCCGGAGCTAGCTCTCCGACGGCGTCATCAACAGCCCCACTCAAATCGCCGGCGGGTGCGGTCTCGCCGCCGGTTAACGCGTCGATTGCGGTCACCTGTTGAGCGTTCCAGAGGTTATACCATTCTTGTGCTTCGCCATCCTTTGGTGCCATTTCGTCCATCGTGGTTTGGACCGAATTCACGATCTCGTTAATGGCGCCCTGAACAGTTCTAACGTCGTTGTCTCCGTCTGAATTACTATCGACGTTCATCCCGCCCATCGACATATGTGAGACGGCTTTCCCAAGAATGTTTAATGCTTCACTCGCGTATTCGTGCCCAGCAGCGAGGTTCTGAAGTCTGCTTAGCGCCCCCAAATCTGATGCATTAACAGAAGGGGCAACCGGTGCGGCGTCGGCTGCCTGCGTTGGGGCTGGCTTTGGGAGGTCTGGGACCGAACGCCCAGTCACAGAAGGATCAAAGACCCCGTCTGGGCCAGTTTCGAATTCGCTATTTTCTTGAATCCTGATTGTCACGGGGCACCCTCGCGTATAGCGGATACAAACTGTTATCTCTATTCATAGTTTTGAACGCAGAGGTTTTAATAATGAGGTCTGAACCATATTTATCGGTGCCGTCAATGATTTTTGGCATATTTTCTTCATCTAAGATGATTGGGCTGCCAATTGCCTTTTGGGTCGGGACGACGTCGCCAAACAGTTCAGTTAGCATTCCTGGGCCGGCCATCTTATTCAACGACAGCCGAAGATCGACCAGCAGAAGCTCAGAGCCATCAGAAAAATAATATTGAGCCTGTGGAAGCGCAATGGTCTTCATGACCGTGATAATATTTGCGAAATATTCGGCCATAAAACGGTCGACAAGCTCGTGATGCGACACTGGGTTTACCGGATTCCCGTCCCAATCACCAAATTTGGCGTGCCAAGAGTCGTCCTCAGCCCGCCACACAACCGCCGCTAGCCCATTTAAATCGTACCCATCGATCACATAGACGAACTTTTGGTCTAATTCCGGCACATCCTTGAGTTCTAGAATCGGCGGATAGGATAAAATATCCGGATTAAACGAACCAGAGCTTTTGGTTTCCATGTTCCTGCCAGACTGCATAAGTACCATTTCTTGACCGGCGCATCTTGGTCAGATCTAATTTTTTTGCGCTTTTCTTAACGTCGGTGGGAGTCATAGACAACAGAAGAAGCGGCAGCTTATGCTTGACTACACCCACCTCTAATTCGTTAAGAGTTACGACAATTCCGATCCAGTGAACAAAAGCTCCGTTGTACATGACAACATCGCCGATTTGCGGGGTCCATATTGCGATTTGACTATAATTAGCGAGGCCAGTCGTTGTTTCCATCAGAACCATCCCAATACAGACATCGCCGCTGCGATTACGATACCCTGTGGCACAATAATCCACAGCCAGCGTTTGGTGGTGCTGCCACTTAGGCCATATTGTTTGTTCAGGAGCGAGTGAGCCCAGAACCAGACACTAGCCAAAGCGGTCCCTACGATAAGTATGTCAAGCACGTTTGTTCAATTCGTTTGTGTATGGATCCCACTCATATACACCCTCGGGCACGCGCCAGATTATTTTCAGCGTCTGCCGCTCGCCATCAAGCCGGTGCTTGATGATACTGTCGGCACGCCAAAACGGGGCTTTAGCCTGGTCTGGGATCGCGGCCGGCTTGTATCCGCCATAAATAGCCTCGACGTCGGACTTGCCGTCCAATTGTTCTATTCTGGCCCTAATAACATCGAGCCCATCAATCAGAAGCTGCCTGATAGTGGCCTTCTTTACGGGATCGAATGGCGCTATTGCAGCGTGGATATCGCTTAAATTCTCAACCACAACTGAAGTGTTTTCAGTCTCGGGATTTTCCGTCATCGGTCCTCACAAACGCCAATAGAATTGGCATACGATCTAATATACGCGTTATGATTTCGTGCCATAGATTCGACAATCTATGTACTGCGAATGTCTTTATCAAAATGTCGATGATCACGTACGGGGCAATTTCTGGGAGAGCCCAAGCCAAAGAAGCAGCCACCCAGACCGACATACAATATCCACAGTTTGTCAAGCCAGACACAAAAGCCGCTAATCTGCTCTTCTCAGTCCGATGGCCTAACCACATATGAAATGGTTCAAACAATGCGCTCGACGTAATTATTTCCACAGTAGCCTCCACGGCCACTACGGTTAACAACCAATATATCATTGTTTCTTGAAGGTGCACCTAGTACAGCTCAATGATTTGCGATTTGTGCGCGATCGCGCGTCGTACTTATATACTCTACGCAGTGTTGCCCCACATCTGGGGCATTTGTCGTTTGGGGACCGGATCTGGATTTTCCGGTTTCTGCCGCAGCCGCCACATGCCATACTTTAACTTTTCCCGAACAATACCAACGGGTCAATTGTTGATGCGAATTCCTTCCAATCCACAATAGTCATATTCGGCAATCCGCATTCTTCAAAAACCATGACGTCAAGCCGATTTGCTTTGTTCAGGCCCAAATAATTCACAGCCATATCGTGTGGTACACAAACCCAGTCGTCGGAATAATTGGGCTTGAACATGAGCATCGGCCACAGATCATGGGCCTCGGCGTCTTCTACGGATTGCCGCCAGCATTTAGTTATTATTGCGCTCTTCGGATTCTTCAACAAGGCCGTCAGGCTCATATCTTTGCGGTTTTTGGCCTCAACGTTGAATCTGAATGTGTCATCTTCACAAATTACATCGCCAGAAAAAACATGCTCATGAATTACAACACCGCCAGTTTTGTTGAAAGCCCCAGACGACGGGACGCGCCTGAATTTCTTGCCTGTGAGCTTCTTCAGTAGATCTACAACACGATATTCGTACTTCTTGCCTTTTCGTCGCGATTTGACACCACCTTTACCTGGTTTAGTGGACCGTGGTTTTGTCATGATGCCTCGTCAAGATTTTGAAGGGTACAATATATTTATCCGCGACAGATAACACCCCCGACACCTTATGTTTCCTAAGCAGCCTAATAATTTTTTCATAGTTGAATTTCGGCTTGATGATAAGACTACGATCGATATACATTATATTAGACAATATGTGTGGCGATAAGCTTAGATCGATGATTGAAAGATTCTTCCGGAACAGTTCGTCACCGACTTTTCTCTTCTGCTTCGACTCAAGAACAACCGCTTTATTGGAATCTAAAAATTCGATCCGGTCGCCTAGGCTGTTCGACAACCTTTTGCCATGGGCATCACCAATTCGGCAATATCCAGCTATATTGTCTGATTTATCGCCACTGAGCGCTTTAAAGACAGCAACGTCGTAATCGAGGACAGGTTCGACATTACCAGTCTTCCGCAGTGGGTTGTAAATATCAACCGACTTTATTCGATACGGAATTTGCTTGAAGTCGGCATCGCTCGAGACAATCAAGCACTTCTCGTGGGTTTGGCGGCAGAACGCATAGATCAGATCGTCAGCTTCCTGGCCTCTCCTAAAATAGTGCCTGATACCCATTTGTGAGCATATCTTGATGGCAAGCTTCGTCTGGCGTCGTAATTCTGCTGTGACGTCTGCGTCTCTAGCCCTGCCAGCTTTATAGTCAGGCAATACTTTCGTTCGCCAGACACGATCGGTGCTGTCATCCCAAAAAATATGAATATTCTTGGGCTTGAATTTATATAAATAATTGTGTATGAATTTCAGAAGAATCAGGAAGTAGTCGGTCCTGTCGTGATTGAATGATTTATCGTTTCGCCCGGCATATATAGCTCGATACAACGAATTTCTACCATCAATGAGCAGATGGTCATACATCGCGATCTCTCCTATTATACAGATTGCCCCCGCGCCCTCACGAGCGCGGGGGCAGGAGGATTTAATCGAGGTCGAGTTCCTTGAGGATCTCGGAGTAGTCGTCTTCATCTTCGACGGTACTCGCGACCTTCTCTTCTGTTGCCGTCGGCGCATCGTCCGTCGGCTCAGGGATCGAAGCGGTTGCGGGCTCCGGGGCTTCCGTTACCACGGGCGTCGGCTCGGGCGTCGGCTCGGGCGTCGGTGTCGGTGTCGGTGTTGGTGCCGGCTTGGGCGCGGGCTTGGGCGCGGGCGTCGAAGCACTTTCTGATTCATCGAATTCCGACTCGCCCTCGGGATTCAGAATCTTCTTGGCGAGCTTGTCGAGCTCATCCATGTTCGGATCGTCGAACTTGGTGCTGAGGTCGTGCCTCTGTAGCATCAGTTTCGCGACCGCGATCTTATCGATCTTGCCATCTTCGCCGGCCACAATCGGCCCGCCGGTGCTGGCTAGGAACTTGGACTCGCTGTAATCGTTCCAGCCTCCCTTTTCCCTTACCGCGAGCTTGAACACGTAGGACTGTTCAGGCATGTAGAAGAAGCCGTATGCTTGGCGCTCTTCGGGTGTGTCGCCCACCGCGTCACCCTTGTCCCGGTTCAGGCACTCATTCAACTTATCGTAGATAGTCTTCTGAGTGACCGGGATGTACATCACCTTGCCTTTTAGCTCGGCCGGCGTATTCGGGAAATCCGGGAAGTACGCGTTCACGACATGCGCCACGCGAGGCAGGTAGATCTTCGCGATCTCGCGCCGCTGCGCCCTGTCATCGCCTGCTTCCCTGAGGAGCTCGAAGCCGATCTTGCAGATCGGGCAATCGGTCTCGTCTTGGATTCGGGGGCACGTGTACGGACGGTTTTCGATCCAGTGGATGCCGACCCTGTGGAAATACAAGCCCTGCATCTCCGTCTTGGACTCGCCAGACGCGCACTTGTCGCCAAGCGACAGAGGCGGAAGCACAATAAACTTGTACTCCAATGACATGTCGCCTTCGACGCGCGGGGGCTTCCACTCACCGGGGTCGCGGGTCCTTGACCCTTCCTTTTGCTGAATGCGCTTTCTTACTTTGCTCAGTAGATCGTCGTAATTTGCCACTTTTTAACTTGCTCCATTTTCGGCTTTCGCCACGTCGTGAAATACGTTTTTAGTTTCTAGATCATTTCTTGCTTTTTGAACCCAGCTAAGGAACGCAGATGATCGGATTTCATCCGCATTGCCTCGACTATGCCAAATAATTTGCTGACGGTTCGTTCTGCCCTGATGAGACGAGAATCTAGCTTTAGCACTTCGTCATCACCCTCGATTAAGTCCTCGAGATCTGATCTTCTAAGTTTTCCATCAGCCTTATTGAGTAATTCGGCGGCCACTACCGATTTTCGGCGCAGTAGAGCCCGCTTAATCATTGCCGAGGCCGCCCTGGCTTCGGCAAGAATTACAGAATAGAACGCGTAGCTAGCCGGCGTTTCGGTTAGCTGTTCTTCGAGTGCGTCGTAATCAATCTGTACATCCGGCCTGAAATCTCGGTCTATCGGACCGTTCGGAAGCATGAACTTTAGCCTGACTATTGTTTCGGCAATTTCATCCGGGAGTTCATCAAAAATGGACATTACCGAACCTCCTTGACCTTCTTCCATTCTCTCCAGTGTTTGCCAATGCTTATGGCTACTGGAAATAGCGGATCGCCGTCAACTAATTTTCCGAATGGACGCGTCATAATCCCAACAGAGTACTCGATAATTTTCTTTGCCATGTGTACATCAGAAGTCATAATTACTGAGTCGTGAATCTCGGCCAGCACGTTGTCTGATATCTTGTTCACCAACTTATGTATCGTTAGTTGCATTGCGTGAGCAACCCCGCCCTGCACTGATCTATTGAACACCGATTTCATCTTGTCGTAGTCGTCCGATTTCTTTGTATCCTTCAGATAAATTCGCCGTCCGAGAATTGTTTCGGAATACCCATTTCTGGCGATTTGCTCTACCGTCTGCTCCATCCATTTTCCGAGTGTTGGGAAGATATTAACTCGCGGGCTATTATATTGCAGACTGTTAATGGCCTCGAGCAATTTGATCTTGCAAACATTCCTATCTTCGCCGGTCTCTTTTGCCACAACCGTGTATGGGTCTGAATGCTTGAAAGAGTCCCGGAGTTTCTCATCGCCAGACATGATGCTAATCATTCTCATGTCGGCCGAAATCCAGTCTAGATGGATGAAATGGTTGTGCATCCTGTGGGTTTGTTGAATGTTGTATTTGCTGGTTGCGTTCTGGATGGAGTATTTGCACACGCGGCCATTGTCGAATGTTTTAGCTGCCGTTCTTCCATGCCCAGTTTCGAAATATCTTGGATATACTGTCCTAACTCCGTTATCGAAACCACGTAATTCGAGCTCAAGATAAGCATTATGAGCATTCGCCAGAAGAGCCTGCCACGCTTGTGGTTTGCGAGCTTTGAAATTTTTGATATGCCTAGCAAGCTCGCCGGCTGCGCCCTTTATATCGTTCGACTGAAGGGTTATTTTCGTTGGATCAGCGAATACTTTGTTATGTCCGCCAACATTAAAAGCGTAAATGTGCGATTTGAAATCGTTGGCATAAACGATTCCCTGGCCAAAGAGATTGTTAATCTTGGCTATATTGTCGTACACTTTTTGTAGCTTGACCCCAGTGCCCTTCATGTACATTGGAAGCAGCTCAAGCTTACCGTCATTGTCGATTAAGCTAATCAGCGGACGGGGCGTTATCTGGTCGCTATCGTCGAAGGCAGTACAAATGTAAATCACGGGCATAAAATACTGCTGGTTCGACGCGCCTCACTCGTAGTCTATGGTCGTGTTCTTTTTGCCAAGCTTTTCGCCAGTGAGCCTACTGGCTTCTTTTTCAATCTTGGCCTCTTTATACTTCTCGCCCTTTAATTCGTTGTGTTTTCCGGCATTACGAAGTTTTTGCTTCATATCATCAACTTCGCCCGGTTGGCGCATGCTAGCGTATGGATCTTCGCGTTCGAGGCGATAGAGGTTCATGTCTCGCCTCGCACCAACCTTGTCTAAATACCCATCGCCACGGACATATCCAGTAATTTTGCTGCCTTCGAAGGTTTTGCCGACCTTATTGCCGCATACTGGGCATAATTTCTTGGTTTTGTCTTCCATATCGTGAATGAGCTCAAAAACGAGATGGAATTTCCGGAAGTCAGGTTCTTTGCTCGAAACGAAGATAGTTAGCCCATCAACGTCGCTTTTTTCAAAATCACCCACTGTGCACGCTTCACAGCAGTAATTATATTTCGGCATGGGTACTCTCTAGATTATTGGGAGTTCAGACTCGAACGCCTTCGTGGTGGGATAATTCACACTCACCGCGATTGTCTTGAAAACGTCGCCGTTTCTATTTTTAACTATATATAGTCTGTTGACACCTTGGGCTCGTTCTTCCTCATCGAAGTTGATTGTAACGATATAATCGAGCGCGAAGGCTTTGCCCCATGATTCAGAGATGCTGTCTAGTTTGATATTTCCGCTGCCCTTGATCGCCCCACCACGGTTGGTTTGGGTTGCAGTGAATATCACTACGTTCTCTTTTTGGGCCAAACCGCGTATTTCGGTCGCGATCCGTTTCTGCTGTGAATAATCATCATCATCCTTGCGACCGCGCCGAGAAACTAGAAGGTCGAGATAATCAATGACAATAATGTCTGGTTGCCAGCCCTTGGTCCGCTTGAGGGTCGAAATGAGTTGATGAATTTCGTTGACTGAAATTTCGTCAGGCGGATATTCAAATATTGCGAGGTCGCCGGTATAGGACATCTTGAATTTCGAGATCTGTGATTCAACCGCCTGGCGGTGGTTAAATCGTTCTCGGATCGGGATGTTTGATATCGCGCCGGCATAGCGCTGCTGGATCCTGAGCTTTGACGTTTCGCATGTAACGTGTAGGACTTTGTACCCATCCTTCACGCCCTGGATTCCCGAGTTCACGAGATAGAGACTCTTGCCGCTATTTGTTGGCCCCATATATAGGAATACTTCCTGCTTCGTCGGGCCGCCCTCCATGAATGTATCGAGCGAGGGAAATCCAGTGCTGTAATGCTTGGATTTGTCCCTCATAAACAGATAGCTCGTTTGGTCGAAAAACCAAAGACCGTCCAATGTGACGTCTGTTATCTTTTGGGCCTTTTCTACGATTTCGGACAGAGTATCGTAGTCTCCGGCTTTCCACGCTTTATGGGCTTCATCGCTATACAAAATTCCAAATTGCTGCTTCTTTGCCCAATCAATAATAGTTTCTTTTATGACCGGGATCTCACGGGGGTCTGACCTTCGCTGTAAGAGTGCTTCAACCGATTTGTAGTCTGAGTCGGTGTCTAATACTCTGGCTACTTCTGCGTTTACGATTTCTCGCGTAGGTATAACATTGTGCCGCTCAAAAACATCATTGATTATGCCGATTATAAGCTTCGTCTCGAAGTGCTTAAACAACGAGGGTTTGATGTGATTGATTACAGAAATGAAGAAATCGGGAGAATCAAGAGCCAGCGCCACAATTGCGTGCTCTTGATTCTCGAAAGGTGTTTCATCCTGTTTGGTCACAACCAGATTCCACCATTTGGGCTTGTATCCGCGCGAGTCTCGATGTAAGGTTGGTCTCAACCAGGGTCATCGCGTCACAGCCGGTCATAAGTTCCGACTCAGTGAAATACAAGATACGCTCAGCGCGCAAGTCATTTGTGTGCCCAACCGTAAATCCGGCGCCTTGCGCAGCAGTTATGTCGATGCGGTATTTCCAGGCGCTCGTGATCTCATCATACACGATTCCGTCCACGCGATATGATTCGAGATAGCCTAACGCTGCTGAGGCCCTAAGGTAAACAACATCACTTATAGAGTATCCAGGGCTAGTCGCTGGGTTCGGCATCGTCTTGCTCTTCCAATCTTTCCGGCTTATCGGCTGATAAGTGCGGCAATTTTGTGCCTAATATATTTTGGTAGAGACTGTCGCGGAAAGCAGGCCGGTCCGTCAGTAAACTGGCCGCCGCGTGAGCGCCGTTTGCTTTGATCTTTTCTCCGTCGATGTCGAAAGTATAATGGGAGCTCTTCTTATCGACCAAGTCCATGTCGACAGCCAAATCAAGAATGCACTTCGACTGGTCAATCCCACTACCGTAAATGATGTCGAATTCGGCCTCTTTGAATGGTGCAGCACATTTGCTCTTAACGACCTTGGCCTTGATGGAATGGCCAACAACCACATCGCCCTCCTTAATCGGGCCAGTTCGTCTAATGTCGATACGTTGCGAAGCATGGAATTTCAAAGCTCGGCCACCGGGTTGAGTTTCCGGGCTCCCAAACATGACCCCAATCTTCATTCGGATCTGGTTGATGAAGATAATCATCACATCGTTCTTGTGGGCGAGCGGGGCAAGTTTTCTCAGGCCCTTGCTCATGATTCTGGGAATACCACCCATGACATTATCGCCCATATCTCCATCAATTTCGGCCTGCGGAGTCAGTGCCGCAACCGAGTCGATCACGATTAGGTCGATCCCACCTAAGCACAATTTTTCAGCAATATCGATGGCTTCTTCACCGCTCGAGGGCTGGGAAATGAACAGTTTTTCGATGTCGACGCCGAGGCCCTCAGAATATGGTAGGTCGAATGAATGCTCGATATCAATCAATGCCGCATCCCACCCAAGTTTCTGACAATTGGCGATGGCGTGCGAGCCCATGGTCGTTTTGCCGCAGCTTTCGGGCCCATAAATCTCAATCACGCGCCCCTTAGCATAACCACCAATCCCAAGCGCTAAATCAAGCGTTAGAGCCCCTGTAGGTACGACGAGGAGGTCCTTGCGTGCATAATTACCAGTCATAATTGCGTCGGAACCGTGTTCTTTGTGGATTGCTTTAATGGCATCATCTAGAGACATGTTAACTTTGGTTTTCTTTTTTGCCCTCTGTTCGCGATCTGCCACTTTTACATTCCTCCGGAAGCTTCTAATATCTCTTTTACTCGATCTGTTATACGCTCGAGTTGATTTTGATCTGTTGCTCGATTGGGGATGTGATATCGCCTAATAATTGACTTAATACGTGTAGGTGATATCTCAAGCATCTGAGATACATGGTTAACCACATCGATATAATTGGTTTTATTGACTGCCGCGAGGCGCTTCATAACATGATCTACGCCGGATTCTCCCACTCGCCTGATATCACTCATTGGGGCTTTTATGATTGTGCCTTCTTTCGACAGTATTGCTTGGCCGTCAATAAACCCAACAATAGACCAATAATAATTCGGATTCGGCGTCTGGCCTTTAGGACCGGACATAAACTCCACGTTTTTGGTCGTGGTTAGTTGGACAACATCTAGACTATTGAATTCAGTCACTATTTTATCTACTGTCTGCGTATCTAAGTTTTATGGAACCTTGTCCCAAATGCCATCGGGCTGACTTTAATTCTGAATCCGGAAGAACATTACATATTAAATCGTGTAGTGGGCCAAAGCAAGCCGAATGGGAATGCGATTGTGGGCGAAAATTCACCAAAGCATTTGCCCTTACCAACCACAAAAAGACTTGTAATGGTAAAAAGGCGGTCAAGGAATTCCAATGCCATTGTGGCCGCGTATTCGACAAAAGATTCGCATACACCAACCATAAAAAGACTTGCGACGAAGTCGTAACATTATTGGATAAATCCCTGAAAGTTAGAATCAAGGGCAAAGTAGTATGCAGTTGCCCGAAGCAATTATTTGAGGCTATGGGATGTAACCCAAAATTGGGGGTCTCACAACTCCCCCATACCAATTCTGACCCAGGACATCAAGGATGCTGGGTAGAGGGATGGGGCCCTTGCGTGTATTCGAGCGGTATCAAAACCGACAAGAAAATCGAATTACCTTGTAAAAAACATACAAGGCACAAGGCATAGTATTATCGTCATTTTGCCGGGCAAAAGTAATAATAGTGATATATTACCAGCGGGATTGACATAATGCCAAGGGTAAACCTAAGCAAAGACGAGCGGGCTATCCTGGAAGCAATTTCGGGCCATCTAAAAGAAAAAGCTCGCCTCGGGTTAAAAGCAGAGCCAGAAGAAACCTCCCACACATCTCAATTCAGGTGGGAAGGGATCGATGATTCGTTTGCCGTCAAGGTAGCGGCGTCTCCATTCTTCGAATCATTAACATCGGCTTTCTATCAGGTTCACTCATACAAGTATTTGGACCACCCAACGTTCAAGCTGGCAATGGAAACAGAACTCAAGAACAGAGCGGTCCCGACATTAGAAATCGAATCGGCCATGAAGGCTGTAGATTCATTAATTAATGAACTAAAAACGAAACCTGGCGAAAAGGATTCCGGCTGGAACCCTAATATTGCCGAAATCGCTGATATGACGAGAAACGCGGACAAACGCACGCCTAAGAAGGAAGACCCCCACACAGGCGGCGGCCCTTGGCCGAAGTAATGCGGCTCAACGAGCTCCATGAAGGTGTGCCTGACATAAAGAAGCTCCTCGGGAAGATGAGAAACCCGACTGCAGCAACCGGGCACGCCGGCCCAGCGACAGGAACAGCCGTTGCTGATACTAATGCTCCTCTTGATGATATTATAAATAAGACAGAGCCCCCGGATGACACAACACCACACGCTGGTGATCCAAAGGGTCGTTCTGATGGCGTGAGCACAGGCGCACCTAGAAATCCCAGGCATCGTGATTTCTTCAATATGCCACCGGATGGTGCCAGCCAAGAATCTGGGACCAGCCGCAAGGGTTCATGGGACGATAGTGAGGGTCAGCTGACCGGCCAAAGTCGCCGGCCGCGCCCGACGAGGGCGGGGAAACCGCCCGTATGACAATTAAGATTCGTCGCGATAATTCAGAACGCAATATGCACTGTCCAAAATGTAATCGCGGTAGTATGTTGCTTGGGAAGCATGCCGAGGGCATTGAATACAACATCAAATGGGTATGCGCCAAGTGTGGTCATTCAAAATTGCAGACCACGAAGCAGGGCCCAATACCGATCATTGATCTAGAGCGCAAGCGGTCAGAGCTGCGCTAGTCTAATATAAGTCCATCGTTGCAATTCGGCTGGTCGCACGTGATGGTTTTGGTGCCATGGGCCATCAATCCTGAGCCATTACATTTTCGGCAGATTTGATATTCTGATGTGCCGGCGCGCTGCAATCCTTTTGCTCTTCGCTGCAAGTCTGCGTCTGTAAAATTAGTAATAGTATATCTGGTTGTGCCGGTATTACCAACTTCTACTTTCGGGACCACAATCGGGATACGGCCTTCAGGATTGTCGCCGGATTGAGGCGCGCCCAAAACCTGATTTTCTTTCTGCCAGATTTCCTGTTTGCCGACTCGTTCGCCATTTTCGTCGAGTAGCCGTGGTGGTATAGGAGCATTTGGTCTACGAGCTTTTTGTGTTCTCATGCCGGTGGGCGGTGCCACCTCTGGTTCTGCCGCGACGGCCTGGGGGGCTGGTTTCGGGGCAGGCGATTGGCCGGTCATTGCCGCCTGTAAAACTGCCGGGTCCATGCCGAGAGCAGCTGCCTGCTCGAGGAATGCTTTCATTGCATTCCCATGCTCATCAATTTTTCCTTTGATAGCCTTCATTGTCGCATCGTCTTCACAATCTGTACATACAGATACAGAATATGACGCATCATTGTGCTTTACGGTCATTGCGGTATTTAACTCGCTTTCGCCGCCGCACAGGATGCATTTAGAGGACAGATTCATCGGGGGTCTCCATGAGCGATAAAAAATCGAAGATTGAGATTGTCGAGGTCGGCTCGAATATTGACATTGAAGGGCGAATACGTGCGATGACTGACCAACCGATCATTGTAGACGCCGACAAATTAAGTAGTTTGAGGCCGCAAAAAAGCAAAGCCGAACGTGAGCGTGATAAGTGGGCCACCAAAATGTCCAATCTCAGGATTATTTTTGAGGAGAGGCTAGGAACTGATAATATATACGTTTCGAGAGATGAATTGATGGAGAATATTGGTATCGGAAAGTCTCAATTGTCCGGCTTTCTAGTGAGGTTTCGGAATTATTTGCGCAAGGATGATGTGTGGACACTTGGCAAGAAGACCGTCAAGAAACAGCCCAATTATTTTTTCGTGAGATTCGGGAATGACATATAGTATCACTAATAGCCATAAAGCGCTCAATGTGTCGGCATCAATACCCGAGCAATATATGGAAATGCTCCAAATTAAAGGGGAGGCGTCGGAAGGGCAAATACTTGGGTACTTGATTCTCCTAGAGCTCGAGGCGCGTGACGTCCAGTATTTTGCAAATGCCACAAACCATATGGGCATCTATAAAAATGATAAGCTCTGCTACAAAGTTTTTGATACTCTCGGTCTGCTTGAATTAGGCGTCGTCAAGCCGCTTTGGACTGTTGGGTCGGAAGACTGGGACAACAAAACACCAGATGAGAATGTTGCCACAATCCGATTTCATGATGATGACGCAGTGATCGCTGTTGCGCTCCGCAAAGAGAAAAACGTGATCGAGAAGCTGAGGTTCTCATACGGCGACCCGAATGTTCACATCAACCTCGTCAGGGCAGTGCTTCCGAAATATGTCGGATAAACAATGGCACTTTTGGTAGATTATAAATTTCTGCAATGTCTGGTCGTCGTTTATTGTGTATATTAATATACCATTGAACTTGATGTCAATTGCATCGTAGGGCGAGAGTAGGAAATTCTGCCCGCGTATTTGTATATTAAAGGTCTTTGAGAACACCTTCGTATTTATCCTTCAGGTTATTCACTAATTTACAAAGAATTCGGATATCTTTTTCAAAGCGATTCCTTCTGGCCTGAATAGTGAGATTACGCGGAGATGGATGATATATCGGCAGCACCTTGACGCCGAATGACTTCGATTCGACGGCATGGCCGAGTCCTTCAGACAATTTAATACCCGGGCACATAATATCGAGCGCCGAAGCGCCAAGTGTGACGACTAGAAGCGGACGCAAGATAGATAACTCGAGACGAAGAATACTGGCGCAAGCACTTGCTTCTTCAAATTGCGGTGCACGATTTTTTGGCGTATGACATTTTACTGCATTTGAAATATAGAACGAATCACGAGTCAGCCCGTGCTTCTCTATTTCTTTGTTGAGATTCTTACCCGCATCGCCAACAAATACCTTCCCTTGCACGCATTCATTATATCCAGGATTTTGCCCCAAAACAACAAACTTGCTTGGGGTCATCGTACTGAATACGCGATACTCTTTTAATGGCTTGTTGTTATGAACGTGCTTCGCCCTACCAAGCGGACACATCGTACAGTTCATACACACCGAGCGAAGCGGCTCCAACATCATCGATGCTCTTTGGTGCCACCTCATTCTGGCACCCTGAAATCTTTCAATCTATTAATTATGCGCTTATTGGCGCAATAAACAGCTATAAACCGGTGTAGCGCTTTCGCAAAGCAATCCGGATCGTCGAATTGGAAGCGTTCATCGACGCGTTCGACTAGAATCCCGTTATCTTTATCAATAAATATTCTTGGCACTGTCGAATCATGATACGAAACGCTGCCAATATTGGTTGGAGATATACCAACTTTAATATCTGGTGATTGGAGGGTCTTCGACACAACACAAAAACCATATTCTGTTTCGTGCAGAGAGCATTCGACGCCTGTCATTCGTTCGATCTGCTCTTTCAGCTCCTTGCTAGAAACTTCGATTATATCTTCAATCAGCGACATCAGATTTTCAACAGCCTCAAGATTGCGGTGCCGATATCAACAGCATCATCCCAACAACCAAGACTGCCATGACACCGAATGTTATCACCAATCTTGGTTACTGGATCACCAATCGGAATAAAATCCTTCAACAAAGTGCCGTAGGCGCCGGTTTCGTTATTGATTACCTTGAAAAATCCGTTGATAAGAGCCCCGAAGAACTGATGTGGTGTATGTATTGGATCTAAACAATAAAAGACGTATGTCTGGTTGCCGACCTTATTGACCTTATAGAACGGGAGATCGCTCTCTGGGACTAAGACCTGTGTGGCTCCTTCGAGGTCAATGCCCGGTGATTGGATGCAATATGCGTATACATCGCGAGCCAATAAGTCCGTTGTTTCGGTGTTGAGGACGCCGCGAAGCAACGGCAGTGGTATAGTTGATTCCACAGCTTCGAATGACCCTTCGAAACCCGTGGTTGTTGTAATTCGGCATTCATCGGCATCTATGGATTTTAGCTCCCCGTATTTCTTCTTGGATTCTATCAGTTCTTCCCAGTGTTTATTGACAAGCCGCTCGTATAGATCGTTAGCGGAAATAGTGGACACAAGGATAGTTGGGGACAAATTAGTCGAGACTGTCGGCATTGGTTGGCCATACACTTTGTCGATATAATTTGCTTTGAGCCATGGAGTGTCGGCCCACACCAAATCTCCGCAAACCGAATAAGCTCGAGAAATCGCCTCAGTAGTTGGTGTGCCAAGTAGAGCCTTATCGACCTTATCGGACACGGAAATCCAATGGTCGGCTAGCGGCGCTTTAAAGCTGTAATATCTAGACTTCTTATACGGGATTATTTCATATTCATCGCCAAGAATCTCTTTGGCGAGAAGCCCGATTATACCACTACCGAGGATGAATTTCATTCGTCGTCAAAATCATCAACTAGTTGTGCCAGCTTCTTCTCGGTTTCTTCGTCAATTTCTACATCCTGCGGTGTTGGAGAACATGCGCACAATACCGACCCGTCGGCATGGACATCCGCTGCGTAGAACTTCAACAGCTGCGAACAGGTGGGACACGTTGTCTCCCACGAAGTCGCACTGACAGGCATATCGTCGTCGTCCATTTCGAATTCTGTGGGCCTCGCCCTTATCTCTTCGCCATTGACGATAATGTCGATCATATCGTAAGGTGATTCGCTCATTTCTTCATCTCCTTTTGCTTGGCAACAAGCCTATCAAATACTTCTTTGCAGATGTTGATATCTGCAATGCGCATATTGGTCTGTACCGGATTGGCCTCGTCCCGCACATTGACATCTACTTGGCTAACTACAATATGCCAATAATCGAATCGGTTGGCCATTGCGCGCCCACTGATGTCGCATTTTATGGCTGTAGCCGATGCTTTAATGCCAGCAGCTTTCTGCATTGCTTTCTGCATCAGATCATATTCGGTCTCACAAATATCTAAATCCAATTCCTCCTCGGCGGATGGAACGGTTGTTTTGGCCGCTACGTTAACAGATATTTTTGAGCCTTCAATAGAGAAATATGTAAATTCTTCTCGGAGCTCTACGCCACTTAGATCGCATTTTACTCCGATGGGCTTGCCACCTTCGATTATAAGCATTAGATCTCCTTGAGCGGCCGAATCCTGCTGCCCTTGGCCAAAGTAAAGCTCTTATATTTAGCGTTCCACAGCACTCTTGCGATAATACCTTTACCAGCCTTCAGCAATTCAGGGTCATTATTGTCGATTGACGTCTGCCAGACCATGATTTTTGCGGTCTGAACCCCATCAATTACATGTAAGACCTTATATTTCGTTCTCGGAGTCTTGCGCTCCTCGACGTTCTCGATGACACACTCCACAACGCCCATCTGTTTCGCGTCTTCGATGCTCGCTTTATGGACTTGATACATTTCCATGGGCGAATGCCAATAGAATCCGAGATATTCAATCTCGAAGTGTAGAATTTCCTTGATTGCGAAACTGATTGGGAAAAGTCTCAGAATGTCGCTGAATTTCGGGTCAATTTTCTGCGAGCATTTATACTCCGCTGTCGATTGGTCGAAATCTTCGGAGAACGTCACGAGCTCTGACGTCGGATGGGTAGGAGCCCAATTGGCGATTTTCGGCGGAGTTTTCTTTCGATTCGAATATTCTGTAAAATAATGGTCAGCCTGCCTCTTGCGCTCGGCATTAATCTTATTCATAGGCCAGCGTAGCGACCATCGTATCGAACGCCTGAGTTTCGTGGCGACTTTATCGTTGCCGTATTTGTAGACCCACCACATCCACAGAGCTTTTCGATTCCTCTGGATTTTATCAAATCCGCCTAGTTTTATTAGCCGCTCGAGAATCGTCTTTGAAGAACCGTGCTTGTCGATAAATTCTTCCATCGACTTGTAATACTCAGCACTCGCAGCTATTGCTTCAGCTTGGCCGTCCCCGATGCCTTTAATCATAGACAAACCGGGAAGAACGGTGTTTTTGCTCGTAGTGAACTTGGCAGATAGGTTGTTGACCTCAATGGGGCCAAACTTGACCCCCTCGAGCTTCGCCACGCCCATATACCTGGTTAATTTCTTTTGCCCACAATCTGACAGTACTGCAGCCCACCATTCGGCAGCGTAATGTGCTTTTAGCCACAACGAGCGATAAATGATGACGGAATATGCCGAGGTGTGTGAATTCTTGTGTATTGGCCCGGTCGCGTTGGTTTTGTAATTATGGTGCGGGCCTTCCATCTCTGGCGAGAATGTGCGACCACGACCAGCATACTTGATTGATTTAATCTTCATGAATCAGGCCCGATTTGTACTTTTAAATACTAACATTCAGACATTAGTTTATAGTGTCCAGCATCCCAAATACGGCGAAATCCAGCAGAAAACATGTTCTCAGCTTCTGTTTTTGTGTTATCAAAATTATCGAGGAGCTTGTGTAATTTGTGCTTTTGAAATTTCATTCTGTTATATATCTGATTTCTATACCAATAAAAATATCCCGGATTTGTGCTACCAATCAATTTAAAATTGGCGCCTTTGTAGCAATTATTTTGTGAATATCGCCTATCGGCATATGATAGGATTCTGTCGACGCCAATGGTTCTCGCGAATGCAACTAATTTTGACATACCACCAGAGATATGCGATTCTAATCGGTTGCAATATCTTATCATTTCATAATGTGGTCCGCGATTTGTGAATGACATAGCAGAAATAAATTGGTCATCACACTCGAGGCCGATATATATTTGGGCATTGCAATGCCCCATTAAATGGTTTTCGTTAAAAAACACTTTCGCCATTTTGGGCGACATTTGTACAGCACTAGTTTTTCTTGCATAATATCTATTTGGCGACATATTCAATCGATGTTTAATCATCGATTGAACAATTTCTTTTTTGTTGTGCCACTCATAATCAAAAAACTGCAGTAATTGAATTGAGTGCTTTAAGGCGAGATCGGCCTTGCGGCTGTGTTTTCTTCTCTGGCCGGCGGTTTCGGTGCTGCAGAATGAATGCCAGAACGCGCCATGGTATTCCAAGGCTAGGTCGTGATCTGGCACAAAAATATCAAATTCTAAGCCAAATTTCCTTTCATTAGAGATTACAGTTGAAGGTATAATTGACGATATCCACTCCCTAAGCTCGAGTTGTCCGCGTGATTCTGTTATTTCAAACGCGCATTTCGGACAGCCATTCTTGTATATTAAATGATGGCTCGGCCTTTGTTTAAATGGGCCATGCTTTTTGCACGTGATTATGATTTTTGTTTTTGTGTTAACATATTGAGACAACCCATAATCGTATATGTCGCCGTGAACTGCTTTCGCTGCTTTGATGAACTGTTCCGTGTCCCAAGCCCTATCATTTTTATATTTGTCATTTAACCAATAATTTTTCCGTGCCTTTTTAATATTAGCAACATACTCTTTGTCGTTGGCAAATTTATTTTTCATTGATTGAGAGCATTTTGCTTTAAACTCAGCAGAACGCGACTTTGCCAAGGATGCAGCTCGACATTTTGCGGCATATTGTGGATCATTCCACAAGCCCTTGGACCGTTCAGATGCGCCATTCAATATTTTAGGCAGTGCGGCTACTGATCGCTTTTTTAGAGCATCTTTATATGTATCTAGAGCAAACAAACATGTTGGACATACGTAATTCTCGGTATATTTAGATTGCTTGTTAATTGAGCGAATAAGCTCTGCATATATAATATCGCGTTTTTTGTTGCACCCACTGCATATAGCAACGACTCTATCCTTGGATCTCGGCCGGTTCTGCACATTTATGCAAAGACGGCTTGATTTCCAATCCTTTGTCGATAATCTCGGCAATTGTGTGAAATTGTCCATCTGTGCATTTTAGTTGGTGATTGATTGTTGCTTTTAGTGTTGTCCCATCATCAAATGTGATTTCATATATGTCCATCTCCCCATTGTCGTGGATGGCTACGCATTTGTTGTCGAATTCTTCATTGCCATCTGTCGATCGCAGAAATAAATCACATCCGTTATTTAGTCTCTGCGCCCAATTCTCGATTGAGTCGGTAGCCCCGCTTACAGAATCCTCTAATACTGTATCTTTGCTTAGGCATTTGTTAAATGCATAGCGGCCGAAAGTAACCATATGACCCCACCATTTTTCGGCAGATGTCCGGCCCATGGTTTTGGAAGCGCCCTCGAGCCATTTTTGTTCAATCGGCTTGAGTTTGTCCTCCCATTTCTTCGCCACCGCTTTTCGTGCGGCTTCGGCCTCTGGAACAGTGAACCCGGCTTTGGCCCTCCAAATATCGGCTAGCTGTTCCTGGAAAATAATAATTCCGTGTGTGTCCGTGAGGATCTTCGCGATTTCGGGATCTTCTAGTTCGCGCCACGATTCTCGCCCGTCTCGACGTCTGATATAGACGTCCACCATTGGTAGAGGGCCAGGGCGGCCGAGGCTGGTGTAGGCGACGATGTCATTGAATGATTTGACACCGCCCTTTGAGATGATGCTCTTCGCGAGATGCGTGTCAAGCTGGAAGATAGTTTCGGTCTTATTGTCGTTCGCTATTTTGAGTGCGGGCTTATCGTCGAAGGCGATCATTTCGCGCTCGCCATCAATATCGACCCAACCGCAGCGGTTGGCCTCCGGGTCCATATCCCAGACTATCTTATGCCCACGTTTCTTTTCAATCAGACGTTCGGCGTTGTAGCAGTATAACAAAGTTCGAAGCCCAAGGAAATCGAATTTGACAAAGCCCATCTTCGACAGTTGTGTGTGCCGGCCCTCTGTCCATGCTGATATCCACTGCTTATTTCCAGCTTTTCCACTATATGTGAGTGGAATATAGTCCTTGATCGGCACACTCGCAATAATAATACCACCAGCATGCTTACCACGTGCCTTGATGCGCCCGACCAATTTATATGCTAGATCTATAACATCTGGGAATTGGTCGGCGTATGTCCTTACTGTTTCATACTCTTTTAGCGCGTCTTCTCGCTCGAAGTCATCAAACTCATCGGGCAGGTCGACTGTGAGTGCGTTGGCTTCTTTGATTCCCTTTCCCAAAGCTCTTGCTGCATCTTTGATGGCGAGCTTTGGTTTGAAGGTGAGCCATGTACCAATGCTACATACGTTCTCGTCGCCATATTTTTCGGCAGCATATCGCTTGATGGGATCGCGTGCGAAGGGCAGGAAATCGATGTCTACGTCGGGGAAATCCGGCTGGTACTCGATGTTGTGGTCAATACCGTCTGCTATCGGGTCGATAGGTGTAATTCCGAGCAGCCAAGCAATTACGAGCCCGCTGGTATTGTGCTCGAATTGTTGACCCGATTCAATGAGCCCGATCCAATAATTTTCAGACCCCTGCTTTTCAATCTCTTTTAATTCGTATCGGAGACGCTCGAGATATTCATTCCCTAATTTGCGCTTTTTAAATTCAGTCGCTGCTTTGGTCTTAATTTCCAGCCAAATCACTTCTGCCTAGCCATTTTCCGGACTTCTATCATTTCGTCGCTCGTTTTGTCGAGCACCACCACTAAGTCCGAACACTCAGATACAGCTGCGCGCAAGGCGTCCATTACATCGGCATTACTCTGGCCATATTTGAGCCATGTGCCATCTTCTTTGCGCTTCAGCATATCATCAAGATATGGACTTGATGTACTTAGAGTGATTGAGCCGGTCGTGGGGCCTATTGAGGCAAGCGCAACCTGAGCGGCCCGAATCTCGGCCCGGTTAATTGTGGCCTTTACGCCGTCTTTCGTCGTGATAATATACGACTTTTTGAAAGTGCT